GGTTAGGACGTGCGCCATCTCCTACCATGTTTGCTCTAAATTCTGCTACATTAAATGCCATTGTTATCTCCTGTTATGTGTTTATTTATTAAACGCCACCAGCGATTGTGGTGAAGTCTACGCCAGAACCAACAGCAACAAAGTTCAACTGAATGTAGTTGATTGAACGAGATGGTTTAATATAGATATCTCCAACAAAACGGTTCGTGTCGATTATACCAGGTGTGTTGTTTGTTGTATCGCAAACTACTTTAAAGTCTGTAATACCACGGCGACCTTGGATGTCACGCAAGAACGGAGTAATCGTTGAGATAAACTGAGCACGTGTGATTTCATCATTTTGTTCAAACAATGAGAACTTAGCAGCAGTCGAGATTGCTTTTTCCAGTGCAATGAACAAACGGCGAACGTTGATACGGTCAAATGCAGATGGTTTAGAAGTCAATGTCTTATCACCAAACAACACAATACCTTGTCCTGGGAAGGATACAACTGGGTTTACACCTGCATTGTAGATGGCATCACGTTGAGTTTTGTTTGGATTCCAAGATAACTTGATTGCGTTCTTGACTTGGCCACGTGTGTAACCAGCTGGAGAGAACCAAGGATCTGAAACGTTGTCTGTGTTAACACATAGACCAGCGATATCACCGTTCAGTGGTACCCAACGGTATGTGTTGTTGTATCTGTCGTATTGATATTTCCAACCAGAATCTGCGACTGCGAACGTAGAAGTTGTTCCTAGGTTTGATAACCACGACTGAATGTTCTGAACTTCGCTACCGGCTTGGTTAACAACAGCACTTTCTGGAGGTGAAATGAATACCACGCAATCACCACGAGCATTAGACGATACATCTGTACTTACTGGTGGATTAACAATTGTTGAGATGATGTAGTTTTGTACGTTGTATGAAGCTGCACCAGTAACAATCAGAGAAATTTCTGTCAGTTCTTTGTTAGCGAAATACGAGTAACCTGTTTGAATATCACCATCAGTTGGTGCAACATCAGCGCCACCAGTCAACACAACATCAATCGTAGCACTTAGTCTAGTGAATGTTGTATCAATAGTGCTACCCCAAGTAGTAACTTGAGCGGTGTAGTCTACTGGATCCATCGCATACACATACTTTGAGTTGTTAAACAATACGTTTTTGTAGTAGTTTGAAACACCATTGAGTGTTGCGTTTCTTGCTTTTGACACGAACGCATAGGTTTCTAAGATTGTACCTTTAGTACCAGTAAATTTACCGTTGGTATCAATAACGATGATATGCATCTCGTCATAAAGTCCACCAGCAGCAATCGCCTGCTCTGATGATCCTGGTGCTGCAGGGAAGTAACCTTTGTATGTCCAGGTTGCGAAATCTGTTGCATTATCACAAACAGAAACCTTTAGTGAATTTCCTAAAGTACCTGCATAACGTGCAATGAAAGCACCGTAAGTACCACTGTTGTTCTGATTTAAATATACAGATTGAAATACATCACTGTTTTTAACCAGTAATGCTGTACCACCTGTTGCATTATACGCCGCTGAACCTACTGTACGAACTACTTGTAAATTGTTGCCATATGATAAAAAGTTTGCTGCACTAAAAAATGATGAAGATGAGCTGTCGTCTGGCTTACCAAAACGATTTACCAAGTCAACTTCACTAGTAATTTGTGTAATTTTTTCTACTGGACCCCATTTAAAGTATCCAGCGAAAGCACCGGCGGTAGTAGATACAGAAGGGACTACGGTTGTCATGTCCACTTCTGTAATATTAACGCCTGGAGATAGTTGAAACGCCATTTGTTTTCTCCTTGAATTATTATGTGTTTTTCTGGTAGTAAAATACCATATGAGATATTTATGTTAGGCTGGTTTTACAACCTATTTAAACTGTCCTTAATGAAAGATGCATATGTCTCTCCACCATTTGCAACCTCCCATAAGTCACCATCAATCATCTCAAAAGGTACATCTAAACCATCTTCAATGATTGGTTCCGGTAACATATTCTCGTCCATTTGGTTCATATTTTCCAACTGGATTTGTTTACGTATGTCGTGATTTACAATTTCTTTGAAATATTGTTGTGTTGATACCCATGCGAAAACGACCAATGACATTACTAAGTCATCGTTTGCACCATCGGCAGCCTTGAAAGAGTTATTCTTCTGTTCAAATGTTGTGAGTTCTGAGTATGTATCAAAATCCACAATCTCAAGTTTGTCACCTTCAATCAAAGTCTTTAGGTTAGAACAACCAATTGCCTTGACTTGAGGCGACATCTTCAGGCCCATTTGAATACCACGTGCAAAACCTGCACTCAGTTGTTGTGGTTTCTTATTGCCTGTAAAGATTTTCCATAGGTTCTCATACTCAAAGTCTATATGTAATGAGTCTGCGACCTGTGGATTGTTGTTAATTTCAATCAGTACATATGCATCATTATACATTCTCGCCGCATTATAGATGACGGTTGGAAATAGTATAGGTGAGATTGATGAACTTGCGTAAGATGCAACCTGTTTGTATGGTGTGGTAGAGATATCAATAACTTGAAAGGCCGAACTATCTAAGTTCTTACCTTCAGATACGTCAACAGTAATACAATACAAGTGGTCAGAGGTATCACCTTCTTCTTGTTTCTTAGGCATTTCATATATCTTCAACATATCATGTATTGCCACCGGATCTCGGTATGCAATTTGTTGAAGTTTATAACCAGAAACCAATGTGTTGGACGAACCTAAGAACTCAGTTTCAAATTCTTGTCTGAACTGACGTTCTGAGGTGTTACGGATTGTTTCTTCTTTCCACTGTTCATCACGTCCTGGAACTTGTGACCAATGAATCTCAAAGTTCTTGTAACCATTCTTACCGTTGATAGAATCCATCCATAACTTGTAGAATAGGTTCATACCGTTAGGTGTAGACACGATAATAATCTTGGAGGTCTTGCCTGATGAGATAACAGGGTAAACAGAGTTAAAGAATTCTTCAGCAATGTTATTTGGAACGAACGCAAATTCGTCTAAGAATACACAGTTGAAAGAACCACCACGAACTGCGGATGATGAAGTAGACGCAGCAATAATCTTTGAACCGTTTTCCAGTTCAACGTTACCTTTGTTCCATGTGACGATACCTTGTTGTAACCACATAGGTAAGTTTTCGTAAGCCAGTTGATACTTAGATAAAATATCACGAGCAAGAGAACCTTTGTTGGCCAGAACGGCAACGTTTTGTGTGTCTTGGAAGATTGTTAACCAAAGAAGGTATGCAACTGAAGTGGTAGTCTTACCAACCTGACGAGGACACTTTGTGATTGAGAATCTATTTTCATGGTAGTTCTTAATCATTTCCTTTTGGAAATCCCACATCTTAAACTTCATTAGACCAACGTCAACGTTAACGATGGTGATGTAGTTCTCTGCGAAATAGATTGGGTCTTTAGAACACTTGATGTATTCATCAATCTGTTCTTGTGTGTATTCTACCTTGACACCGACCTTTTTCAGTAACGGATTATCACGGTACGATTCTTTTGAGTCTAAATCGTAAGCCATTATTTACCTTTTAACAACTTGCTCAACTCATCGGTTGAACCAATGAATACTGCCTTGTCAATTTTGGTATCGCCGCCTTCTTTCTTTGCACCGGTAACATCACGAATCTTTTTCTGGTTGTCCATTAACTTGTCGTTCAAGTCACCAACGTTCTTTAGTAGAGTGGCAAAGACTTCAAACGCACGTGGATGTTGGCCTGCTTTTGCGATTTGTAGAATTTCTTCCAGACCATCCTTACCCACTTCGATTAAGTCTTGCAGGTTGTTCTTGGTTTGGTCGTAGGCATCACCTAAGTCTTGTTTGAGGTCAACACCTTCCAACGGTGTTGGTGCTTCTGTGGATGTTGTAACCAATGGTTTTTCTTTTGGTTCAACCGGTGTCACATCAAATATTTTTTCCATATTTTTGTCAAATGTATTCATAGTTTTATATTTATTGGTATCTATAACGAAGGATAACTATGCCTGAACCACCGGCACCTCCAGATGAGGTGCTGCCGTTCTGACCAGAACCACCTCCACCACTGCCTGTGTTACTTAAAGCATCTTTACCGAATGTGTCGTCTGGATATGTTTCTTCGGCACCGCCATTTCCACCTCCAGCGACACCATATCCAGGTTCTTGTGCGAGTTGGAATGCACCTGCACCACCGCCACCGCCGCCAGCAAAGGTTTCTGATGTGCCTCTAATTGTTGTGGTATATCCTGAACCGCCTGTGCCACTATTAGTTGTTTGTGAACCACTATCACCATTCGCCGTGGCACCTGCACCACCGCCGCCATTTGATATGGTCTGAGTTTTTGTACCACCAAGAAAACCATTACCACTATTTCCGCCACTATATGAACCAATGGTAGTGTTCCTGTTTCCACCAAAACCACCAATACATGTTATGGTACCTGAACCAAAATTTTGTATTACAGTGTTTGCACCTTGTCCACCAATTGATGGATAGTTAGCTGTTGGTGCACCGACTCCAACTGTAACGTTAAATGTACCTGTTGATGCAGCAGCGTAAACATCTTCAATAACTTGTCCTGCACCACCACCGCCTGAACCGTGTGTTCCAGAACCGTTACTAGCACCTGCACCGCCGCCGCCTACAGCAAACACCGAAATGTTGTTATCAACATTACTCAAGCTTGCTATTGCAAACGATGAATTACTCGTGAATGTGTGTATCTTATAATCACCATCGTAAGTAATTGTTCCACCCGTAATAGATAGAAACTCCGGCAGAAGCGGCGAATACAAAGTAACGCCGGATAGTGTTAAACCTGATATAATCATATGTTTATATAGTTAGATTACCAAGTGTCACTAACGTTCCATTCCATACGGCGCCAGATGTCGGTTGTACTATCATAGTCGGCTGTACAGAAATACATGTGTGTTGCGGTGTGAATTATCATACCACGTTTATCACCTGCAACACCAACACTCGTTGTAGGTGCAATTCCAACCGCACTCTCTAGTGTGCCTGATTTGTGGAATTTCCAACTCATTGTGCCATAAGTTTGTCCGCCGTCATACAGTTCAATATTAACATAATCTTCACCTGTTGCACCATCAGAAATAATTTGCACCTTATTTGTGTGTGAAATGTCATTTCTTGCGGTGATTTCTACGACAGCGTTGTTTGCAGTGGTACTATAAAATGCAGCTAATGCACCGACCGCAATTTGTCCTTCTATATCATAGTAACCAATGGTAACGGAATCTGTTGTGACCAATCCTGCTTCTGCTGGTAGAATGATGTTGCCTACAGCATCATATGTCCAGGATGCAATATTATCCTCATCATCATGTGTAGTCAAAGATACTGTACCGTTCAAGTTTACTGCAACGTTTGCGGTGTCTGGTCCAGTTAATTTTCCAGTGAATGCTGTTGTTTGTACTGTTGCATCTGGGAATATTAAACTGCCATCGGTGCCAAAATACCAAACTATCTGTGGTACACCAATAATAAATGTACCAGTAAGATTGTTTTCATTTTCAATTGTTATAACATCACCGTTGGTGTATCCACTGCCAGGTGTGTTTATAGTAATTTCATTGATACTGATATAACCACCGCCGCCTGCGGCAACATCTACTGTCAATCCCGAACCTGTACCACCTGTTGTGGCCAGATTGATATACTCCATTTCATTCCATCCACCACCGCCTTCCCAAGTGGAGACGCTGTTTGGTATAGTGTTTGCGGTTTGTATAGCAAAATTACTACCAACTTTTAATCTGTTATTTGGGAAGCCCATTACGCCACCCGGACTAAAATACCAAGAGTCGCCTTCAACGTTGAGGCCAATCTGTCCGGCATCTACTGTTGTGATACCAATGTCACCGCCGTTGCGAGCATACATTGTAATGTCGCCGCCGAAGGCACCACTACCACTCTCAATGTTGATGTAACCACCTGTTCCAGTGTTACTATCACCCGCTTGGAAGTTTAAGTAACCGCCTGTACCTGAACCTTGTCCTGCACCAGCACGAACTTTGATATCACCACCGCTGCCATTGGCACTACCACCAGGACCTGCCCACAAGTAAACGTCACCACCTTCACCAGCAGTGTCTGTATAACCAGGAGCACCTTGAATAATTACTCGTTCAGCATTGTTGTAAGTTGCATCACTAGGTGGTCCGTAAATGATTGCTTGTTGAGATGCATCTGTAAACTTTAACGTTTGACCGGTGCCGGATGGATTAGCGTTGTCGCTGATAGGCACAGTCAATGTTGGGAACTGAACAGTACCATCTGGTTTAAATTGCCAAGTGTTATTGTATGAGGCTATCTGCACGCCGCCACCGTCACTGCGACCGTTACCTATTACTGTGGCTGCACCATTGGCAGCACTGGCATCATTTGGCACATTAACGTATGCGTAACCTTCACCGTTCGGTACAATGTATATACTAGATGCACCATCCGTAGTGATTGCACCGCCGTAGATTACTAGGTCACCTAAACCAGTGAACGCTGATGATTGTACTGTTCCGTCTGGAAATGACATTGTACCATCAGAATTTAAATACCAATTGTGTGTATTCGAACCACCAGTTGAAAAATCACCTGTACCAAATTCTATGGTACCTGCATCATTGTGTAATCTTGTATTGGATGTGTTTGCGGTATCATTCGTAGGTAATTGTAGATATGCCCATCCTGCAACAGGACCACTAGGTGTAATGTTAATTATTGTTTCGGTAGTACCGTCAGTTAATGACATTACCGCATCGGTAAAAGTAATATTAGCTGTTGCTGTATTTGCCGCTTCAAAAGCCAAGTTTGATTGTTCTCTTGCCCAAGGATCAACTAGTGTATCACTGATTAAAGTGTTTGCATAGGCAAATGCTGAATTAGCTAATGAGTATGCATCATTAGCTTTATTTCTTCCCCAAGGATCAACAAAGGTATCACTGATTAAAGTGTTTGCATAGGCAAATGCTGAGTTGGCCAATGTGTAAGCATCGTTTGCTTTAGTGAACGCACCGTTGGCAAATGAACCGGAGTTGTTTGCCTTAATATATGATTCTGTTGGATAAGCAGTTGTTTGTATTGAATTATCAGGGAAAATTAAATTACCATTGGCACCAAATGTCCAACTGTGTAATGTTTCCTCAAATCCATCAAGTATGCTTGTTCCTAAGGTGATTGTTTTGTTTTGATTGGCTTGAATTGCCAATGCATCACTACCCACATCTATATTACCTGTATCAAATACTACCGCATTAAGACCGAGATTTAAACTACCAGAAAGTGTGCCGCCGTTTTGTACATTCAATGAGTTGTTTGCTCTTTCAAAAGAGGCATTAGCTCTTTGCCATGCAGAGTTAGCTGTATTGTAGGACGAAGTAGTTGTGTTACTTACAGTATTTGCAAAAGTGTATGCTGCATTAGCTTGAGTAAAACCTGAAATTGCCGTGTTAGTACCAGTATTTGCTTGACCATATGCATTAGTTGCAAGTGCAGTTACTGTGGAAATGGTAGTATTCTGTGAAGAATTGATTGCAGCAATGAACTCCACATTTGAAGATAATTCCTGTGTAATCAAAGCGGTACTTGAGTTGGCGTAAGTGAACGCCGCATTAGCTAAGTCCCATGCAGTATTGGCTTTACCAAATGCAGACTGTGCTGATTCATACAACTCAGTAAAGTTGGAATTGATTTTGATTGCTGCACCACGTAGTGTGTCACCTGTTCCATCATTTGCTGCTGTGCCAGTACTAATTACTTGTTTTGACATATTACTTGCTTTCTGTTATTGTTGTACCTGGAGTATTTACTTTATCCATTGTCGTACTTGTATTACCGCTATCCATTGTATATTCTGTATCGTCTGTTTTAATAACAGGAGGAACAGCACCATACGAATCAATCTGTGCATATTTAAATGGTGTTACATTATGAGAAGTGAATGTGTAGTTTGCATTTGTTTTGAAACCATAAATTGGTTGTGTGGAAACAAAGTTGCCAGACATTTCTTTTACTTTTAATACCTTGTTTGTCCAATCCACAACTCGTGCAGATGCAGTCGCATTTGGTAGTGAATAACCTTGATACACGAACTCACCAATTTGGTAATCACCTACGCCACTGGTAGGTAACATAGTGAATTCAATAACATCTTCTTCGGTTATTTTACTCAAAATATTTGTTATTGAATGTGTAATCACATTAGTGGTAGACACTGGACCGTAGAAATTGGCCTTAACTGTGAAACTTAATGTCCAGATAATCATTCTTGGGTCTGAACTTCTATCACCTTCGTATGTGATATCTTGTGTAACGTCATTCAATATGACCGGTACTTCTTTGATGATACCCATTTCAGGAATCATATTAATTTTGATAGTATAATCTGGTGTGAAGTATGGAATTATATGTTCTATAACTTGTGTACCATCTTCAATATTACGTACATACAAATATAGTTTGAAATCCAAATCATAAGGAACTGGATTGTATTGACCTACTACACCATTGGCACCTTGATTATAGTTTCTGATGTTTGTATTTTGTTTTCTGGATGCGTCATATTTTAGACCAGTCATTTCAAATGATAATCTTGGTAGAGTCATTTGAACTTTTTTGTCTAAATTATAATCTGCTTCCAGTCTTTGCACATAGTGTTCTTTGGCTGCATATGCAATCGGTACGATAAAACGTTCCGCCTCACTTTGATCCGGATTATATCGGACCATTGTGATTTCATTAAACATGTTACCGAAACCCACTACGACTTTACGGATGATGCGGTTATAAAATACGTTTGCCATTATATGCTTCCAAATGGGTTGGTTTCACTGAAATCTATAATAGAATTCGCCTGTTGTTCAATATACAAGTTATCATATTTTTCATTACGTAGATTTACATTCAATGGATCATATGTTGACAGTGTGAATCGTGCGTTACTTGTTGAACCAATGATAGTATACAAGTCATTAAACTCACCTGCAATGTTGGTAACTGATAGTGTGTTAGATGTTGCATCCCAATTAGACACTGACGCTTCTGCTGTTGCATTGGCGAGGGTATTGTCTGGAGCTTGGAAAACAATTTCTTTATACGAGTATGAACCAGTGCCTGTATTCATTTCTAAATCAATCGTGTAAGATGAATTATCAACAACATCATCAATTTCTGGTACACCAGTGTCGATGAGTTCGTGTGAATACTTGAATTTCTCCATTTCCAATTCGTAGAAATAAGGAACTTTGCGTCCTAATGTGAAGAAATCTTTAGTCTGATTAACAAACTTAATCTCAAACAACTCACCAGTACCGTTTAAGAACGGCACATAAATCAAATCACCTTCACGTGGCCGTGTAAATGTATTTTGTGGTACTCGTTGTGAGAATGTTCGTTTAGATACGATGACATTAACATTGTTTTTGATTTCTAATCCAAACTTGGAGAAGAATTCTTTTTCACCCATATATTCCAAAGAAGAAGATAGGTAGAATTCCACTGGGAATGCCGTTTGGAATTTCTTAACCGGATCTTCTCCATACAACAAGTCACGTGCTTGGTCGTTGTCGTTAGGAAGATACATGCCGTCAAAACCCATAATCTTAATGGATTCTACGATTAAATCTTCAACAACCCTTTGCTCGGCTGCTGCGTTGTAATTATTGAAATATTGGGATGTTGCCATGTTAGTTCATATACCATTCTAAGATACCGCCGTAGTTCTTTTCCATATCTTCTTCAAGTCTACGGATTTCTAACTCAGCGTCTTTATATATCTGGTCACCATTTAACACAACACCACCAGGTAATTGCATACCACCAAACTTTTTAAGGTTGGATCCCCATTGTTTCTTAATGAGTTCTGATGCATATTCTTTTAACCAACGGTCGTTCCAGACACGTCCATAGTAGTCAGGATTGACTGTTGTGTAACACTCAATGATTGCAACTTGGCCTACTGGTGCATTGGATCCCCAACCCCAATCAATAAACAATTTTTGCATATGTCTTTGGAATCTAACTGGGATTTCACCAGTAAACATAATTTCCAAAGAACGCAAATGTTGGTTTGTTAATGTGTAGTTGACGTATGACGCAGAAGTGAAATCGTACAACTCATTCAGACGTAATTGATATCTCAGGTCAAACATATTCATTGACGCTTGAGAATCAGACATTGGGAACACACGTGTAACACCAACGACTTCCGTTACATTGTTGGAAGAATCTCTAACACCAGACAAATTTAAGTACTTATTATCTACATCCTCTTGTGTCAGTGGATGTATGTAATATGTTTTTTGTAGACCGTCAAAGTGATAGTCTTGCCAATAAAGCAAGGCATCATCAATGCGGTCTTCTACTTGG